CATTAAAATCCCTATGCCCTAAACTGACGCAAAGCATACCGCATCCAATATCCACGCCAACGATGTTTGGAATTACTTTGTTTCCGAGATCCGCAGTAAAGCCAATGACGCATCCCTTTCCGGCGTGAACATCCGGCATGATACGAACCTTACAGTCCTTAAAGGCATCCTGAGACAGAAGAGTGTTAATCTGTTTCAAAGCCTCATCTTCGATGGTTTTTGCATAAACTTTCAAATTACTCATAGTGATCCTCCTATACTTTGTATGTTTTGTTATTTTCAGAATTTCCATTGTATTTTGTGAAAGGGCGAACCCATACACGTTTGCCGGTTTTGGTAGTTCGGTAAAATCCCCTCACACTTACCTGTTCGGTAGGCTTTGTGTAGTGCCTTTTTGTACCGTCTGCAGGAATAGGTCTGCTATCAATGCGGTATGTGGTTATCAACGGAGTAGCACCGCCGGAACGGCGCAGACTTTTCCGCTGCTTATGAGAAATGCGTTTCTCTTTCTGTTCCTTGGTCTCAATGCAGTTACGGTAATGCGTTGCAAAGCACATGAGAGAGTGAAACTTCAATGCCTCCTTGTATGGCGTTCTGTCAGCGGCAAGAACCATCCGGACAGCCTTTCGTTTCTCTTTGCTTAATCCGGCAGGAAAGACAATGCTTTCGATTTCCTGAGTTTTCGGATTATACCGATAATTGCAGACGTACACGCCACCCATATACAGATGCAGTCTGACGAATACGCCCTCCTGCTCATAATAGAATTTAATATCTTCCTCCGATAGATCAACCAATGCGGAGGGGATGGGGATGCGGAACTCTTCGGCATCCAACCAATCTTTATTTTGCTGATACCATTCAATGATCTTCTCTGTTTTCTCAATGGTATCGACTATGATTTTATTGCAGTTCGTAATATCAATCATGCCTAAGACCTCCATTTCTTCAATGGTTCCTTATAGCATTTGTCTATTTGGACACGTTCTTATCAAGCGGCATCGTGCGCTCCGCCGGAGATACGCGAATGTCAGGAGATCCCACTATCCTTATCCGGTTTCACATTAAAGCCGGAAAACCTGTCAACCAACAAAGGGATGGTGTATGCCGTTATCAACCCTCATACCGGCAGCAGTTTTCACATTAAAAACTGCCAGAAACCTGTTACACGACACTCAAATAGACAAATCTTATAAGGAACCATTACTATATATGCGCCTCATTTGGGGCGGTAAATAATATCAACGTGGGAATCTAATGCCTGTTCAATCTTTTCGTCCGTAACACCCAAGTAACGAGCCGTAACGGCGGCGGAACTGTGCTGATACAGGCGGCGGACCAGTTCAATGTCCTTTCCGTTCTTGTAGTAAATCTCTGTTCCGAAGTATTTACGGAACGAATGGGTGGATATATCCTCATACCCAGGACCGAGCCAGTCGCAAACCTTTTTCAGATGCTTTTGCACTGCCCGGACACCGATAGGGAATATCAGATTATCGTCCTCAATGCCCTCAGAGTCCGCATATTCAAGGAGGAAGTTGTAGACCTGTTCCTGAACCTTGAAACGGCGAACCTTTCCGGTCTTATGCTCAATAATATTAAAAGCGTGACCGGATGGCGTCTTGATAAAAGAGGAACGCCGGAGGGAGAGTGTATCTCCAATACGCAATCCTACATTCGCCTCAATAACGAGGATCGTAGCAATCCGGGGATTAGGCTGTATGCAGTCTCCAATGCCCTCATATAAAGTTTTTATGATAGTCTCATACTGCTCATGCGTACAAGCTGTTGTTGTCTTTCCTGCCATTCTAATCACACCCCTTAATCTACTGTGGCACTGCCGTAATATGTTTCAATGGTCTCATAGCCCGGCACCCACTTATTGTATTCGCTTTCTAAGTCCGCATCCTGGAAATCATACCGGCGTGCGCTGTCATATCTTGCGCTCCGGCGGAGGGCATACACACATTTGAAACAATCCTCAATGGAATCCCCACAGACTGTATGTACTTGCACCAGATCATCCTTGTAATCACTGTGAAACCAGTTCAATATCTCATTTACTTTAACTGTAACCATATCAATCCATCCTTACTGATTTTTCATCAAACTGGCAACAACATTGTTAATCGCCGTCTCAGATGCAAACCCACCTTGCAGTCTTACCGGAGTAAGAGAACCGTTAGGGAGAAAGAGCATATCGCCGTGACCCATGAGTTTTTCGCCGCCCGCCATATCCAATGCAACCATAGAGTTTGTGACAGTACCGACACGGAGACAGATCTTTGTAGGCATATTCGCCTTAATCAATCCGGTAACAACCTTTGCAACCGGGTACTGTGTAGCGATTACAAGGTGGATGCCACAGGCACGGGCTTTCTGTGCAATTCTTACAATATGTCCCTCAACGGATTTACCGCCCATACTCATAAGGTCGGACAACTCATCAATGAAAACTATGTCACGTCTCATAGGAGCGTCTGCGAACTTTGCATTGTAACTGTCAATGTCACGGCAGCCGGTAGAGGCAAGAACGGAGTAGCGGCGATCCATCTCAATACAAAGGTTCTTCAATAAGTCAACCGCACCATTTACTTCTGAAACTACCGTACACGCTGCAAGGTTCTTGTAATACTCAAATTCTGTTGCTTTCGGATCAATGATATATAAGTGCATCTGCGCCGGGTTCTTTTTCATCAGCAGGGACAAGATGAGGTTATGCAGCACGATTGATTTACCAGATCCGGTCATACCAGAAATAAGAATGTGGCAAGCCTTGGCAATATCAATGTAATGTTTGGAACCGTCAACCGCCATACCGATAGCCATTGTGAAACCATCGGAGGACTGATACTCATTATCAATGAGCATATCGCCCAGGAACACGGTTTCTGTACCGGTCGGAACCTCAATATACACATAGCCATTATCAAATCTCAAAGAGGCGTTGCAATGTAAAGCTGCCTGAAATTCCTTTTCATGTCTCAAAATGGCTTGCACCTGAGTTCCGGGAGCCGGTTCAATAACATACTGTGTAAGGCGTGGTCCTTGATTGATTTTTGCAAGGGTGGAGCGGAGGCGGAAAGAGTTCAATACACTCAATATGGTTTCAGCTTCGTTCTTTACTCCATGAGATCCCCATGAGGTGTGATAAGTCATATTGCCATCAACGGCAGGGAAGATATACGGCTTTGTAAGTTCATACGCCGGAGCGGTGGCAGCGGTCTGTCTCTCTGCGGACTCTTTCAGTCCTGCATTGAGAAGTGTGCGGGCCTCGCTGTGTTTTCTGTTTGCGGTCAATGCCTCCATACAGTTAATAAATACGCTTTTCTTTCTCATGGTTCTCAATCCTTTCTTTACCGGATGCCGGTAGTACACAACTTTCTGTTTAATGCCTGTAATTCTTTGATGTGTATGTCAATAGCTTTCTGCGATTCAGTGTCACATACAAGGCGTTGCGCCTGCCCTGCGTTCTCTATCATCGTCAATACACTATCACTCAATAATGTCTGTTCTCTATCTGTCAATGAAATAACTACCATGTTCATACCTCCTACAACATATCATTACTTGAAAAAGTATTCAAAAGGATCTCATTGTCGGTTTCTGTTATATCCAGATAGTTGCCGGAATCATCAATAATACTCAATGCTTTTTCTTTGGTTATAGGTCTTTTCTCTGCGCCCCTAAAAGCGAAGCCATATCGGAACATCAAAGGCTTTTCGGATGCCTCGACAACTTCCCTCGCTTTGGCTCTATCCAAGGTACCTTTATAGAATGACATTTCTAACATTTTGTGTTACCTCCATATTACAACGTGTTACATATCGTTACAATGTAACGGATTAGATTAAAATACTCTCAATCAATCGGCGGTTTCCTGGTGTAACCTCTCCGCCGTAGTTGGAAACGGTCAGAATCAGGTCAATAGCCGTTCTCAATCCTCGAAGCTCGGCAGATACCCGGCTGCGCTCATTGTGGTAATTCTTCAACGCCTCACGCTGAATAGGAAGCTCAATAGAAAGTTCAAAGCGTGTGCGGCGTGGTGTGGATGGGTTGTTATAGGTGCGATCCATTGCATCAATGGCAGCCATGCGGCGATCCTCTTCAATGCTCATGCGCTTTTCTGTTGCTTCAAGGCTTGACACCTTGGCCTGCAGTAACTCAAAACTGCTCATACCGTTCTCAATTCTCAATGCTGTATTATTCATGGTTTCTTATCCTCCTAAACTCAATATGTTATGCTGTGACTACTTCATAATTTGCCGGGATTCTGGTTGCTGGCATATAACAGCCGGATGATTGGCAGAACCAGAAAGGGCGTTTGAACTGATACGCTGCGGCGTGTTTCAATAGTTCGATGCTTTCCCCAGTGTGGAGAGTAAAGCGGATCACTGCGCCGACAGGTAAATTTTTCAATGCGTGCGGATCTTTCTTTGCTTCAATGTTCTTTCTGCATCTCTCGCGCCAGTTATTGGCATATTCTGAATCAGTAGGGGAGAGAAGAGAGAGAATAGAAGCCGGGCAATGATCTTCACATGGTCCAGAGCTTTCCTCCATCGTCTTAACTCCAAAGTTGAAATAGTCCCGGTTGTTGGTGTGCGTCAATGTAACGGCGGCGGTTGTCTCTGCCTCTCCGGTGCTCAATTCTGTTATTTTAATAGCTGCATAGTATGTACTTCCTACCATTGCGGACCGTACAACTTCGGCTTTCCTGGTGTCGTTCTGCCAGGTGTAAAGCTCGTCAATCTCTGTTTTCCGGTCAATAGCTCCGGTTCTGGTGTAGTGTGTTGCGTGTGTATAATCCCATCCCATGATATAAACCTCCTTAATCCTGCACCGGTTCACATTGTAAGCGGTGGTTTTTGTTGAATGTTATCAATATACGTTTTGTGTGGTTCCTCTGTTTGAAATCCTCAAAGAATTTTATCAATGTATCATATTTGAAATAGTGCAAGCCGATTTCTGCATACTCAATATAGCGGCTGTCTGTTATATAGATCCCCTGACAGTTTCCGTATTTCTTGAAAAACTGCATTTTCTCTATGTACTCATCAATATTTACGGTTTGCCCCTCTTGCAGATGTTCCAATACTGCGGAGCGGTTCAGATATTTATAAACCATCCTAAAGCCTCCGATCGCTCAATATATCCGGCGGAACCGGGGCGGCTGATCCGCCGCCGTCCGCCTTACTCTGCGCAATGATCCAACTTATCTTTTATATCTTCAATAGCTGAATTGATGCGCTCAATACTTGCATAACGCTTGCTGTTTATTTTTTCTTTGAATGTCTCAAAGTAAGAAAGAGCATAAGAAAAATAATTCATCTTGTTAGACACGCCACGCGCCGCGGTTGCGTCCTGACAATTCAAAACGGCGTTAGATAATAAAATTCTAGTTGCGTCAATGCGTTTCTGCAGTTCGGCTATCTCATTTGTATAGTCGGCGTTGTCTGCCTCTGCCTGTTTTCTGGTCCGTCTCAATGTTTCTGCTCTCTCCATCAATGCGAAGCGGTGAGGGCGTAACAAGTAGCCGCTTTTGTCGATATGGTCCGCAATATCCGCGGATCGTTTTCCATTTCCGTAAAATGTGTTGTATGGTTCGTATGTGAAACGTGCGCCGCTGCCATCCGTGGCGGTCAATACTAAGGATTTTATATAATCGTTTCCGCGTCCGTCCGTGCTCTTTCTGGCATCGTCCAGAGTATAACGCCGGGAAACATTAAATATTTTTGTTTCTGGTTCTTTTATATAGCATTTATCCTGGGCGATTATAAAAATGCTTTCAGTCTGTTTCTTGCGCAGTTCCTCAAAGTCTCTAATATTAAAACAATAATCTATATCAAGACCAGGGGCAGCGACTCTATAATTCCAATAACTAACACCATCACGGCGACAAGCTGAAAAATTGTTGAGTTTAAGCACAGCAAAAAATAAATCTTGCAGACATCGCGAAGCGGTAGGAACAATAAAAACGGAGATTTTACACGCTGCCGGGTTCATTGTCTCGGCTACTGCCTTTTTAACCGTGTTTGCGGTAAATTTCCCGGGCTGCTGTGTGATAAAATACGGCTTTTCAAAGTCGAAGCCCTCGACATCATGCAAAAACTGAAAAGCTTTTTTGTTGATAGATAAAAGATTTTTAATATATGCGTTGTTCATGGTTTAGGCCTCCTTTGCTGCCTCTCTGGCGGTTTCTTTAAGTGCGTACTGTTGAAACTCTCCCACGGTTTCAATATGCAGAAAGTCAGGAGAGAACCGGCGCACGGTGTAAGCTCTACGGCTGCCGTCAAAATTGTTTTCACTGGTAACAAAACAGCGGTTTTTATACAAAGCGGATTCTATACGAGATCCCCAATATTTGAACGTTTCACGGTCGAAGAAATGACCGCCGCCCGTTTTATAAATGGCTTTCGCCTCTGATAATGTCATCATAATATATAAGCCTCCTATATTTTGAGAGGGAGCGCCCCGGAGGGCGCGCGCCTCGTTTCTATCGGTTTAGTAGTTTTCAAAATGTGCTTGCAGAGCTTCGATCTCGTCATCCGTGAAAAGCCTTTCAATAGCTTTCTTTGTTCTCTGGCAAGCCTTAAACGCTTTCAAGCCTTTTCTAATCTGATCCGCTCCGCCGTCAATATATCCAAACTCTGTTAAAAAGTCGGCTTCATCTGTGCAACTCTCTACACAAGAGGAATCAGACAAAAGACAATATAAACAGTCTTTTTTCTCCGGCTAATGGGTTGCGGATGGGTTACACTGATAATCAAAAGTATAACGGCGGTTGTTTGCCGGGTTGATAATGCGGCATTTATAGAGAACGTGGGACGGTGTAAAAAGGTCCTTTTGTTCGTCTGCCTCTTCAAATGTGAATTTTAAAGAATCAATAATCTTTTCTGCTGTCATGGTCTTTCCCTCTCTTTTCTGTTGTCCCATCCGGGAAAGCCTGTTATAATAGGAGACAAGCCCCGGAGGGGTGGCGGCGGTCCGTGTCGCTTGGTAGGTGTAGCGGATCGCCCTTTTTTATTTTGTTTCAAAGTCGTTTACGTCAGACTTGCAGACGGCGGCTTGCAGGGGTTCGCCTGTCCTATTCCCTTTTATGCTGCGTGTATATAGGCAACTCGTTCCAGCCATCGCCCCGGCTCAATAGTTCCGGAGCGGTTCCCGCTTTCCCCTGGGAGCGTCGGGGGCGTTAATCATTGTAAAAGTGGTAACTGCTTTCACTCAATGCCGGGCCGGTTTTATACCGCTTTCCCGATCTCGTGCGGTTCTGAAAGTTTCAAAGTGCTTTCATACTTCCAATAACTTAATTATCTTTTTTATATGTGCGGTGTGAATTGGTACACCCTAGCACAGGTTTACAATTTTCCTTTTGCCTGATATATGCACTCATTACCACAGGGGCAGCCCTCACAGGAGATACAAGCCGGAGGCGGTGGGCGTGTGTTCGGTCTCGTCTTAATAAGTGCCGGCTTTCTGTTGCCTTGGTCCGGGCTGCTGCCCTTGGTCCGGTCTGAAAGCTGTTGATCTTTTGGGGTACACCGTGCGCCCCGCCTGCCTTGCTTGTTTGTTTTATTGAACGTCCGGCGGTTCGTTGTTGTCCGTTGCGGTTCGTTCTTTATGCTTGTATTGTAAAGCGCTTTCTTTACAAAGTCAAGCGGAAAATTTACAAATTATTGCGGTTTGTGAAATATGTATAGCCGACTAAACAAGACAAGGGCGGTTTGTTGTGTAAATTGTACACTTTACAAAGTGCAAGAAAAACCCGGCGCACTGTTTACCATGTAAACGGCAGACTTGACAGGCGGCGCAGATTCTTATATATTATAGGGGTATAGAATAGAAAGGAGGGCGGAGCCGGTGCGGTTGAGTTTTGGCGAAAAGATGCGCGTGATGATGAAGCGGCGCGGGGTATCGGTGCAAGAGGTGGCGGACCGTCTGGGCGTGTCCCGGCAGAACGTAAACCAGAGACTAAACGCCGATAAATTCACGCTTGAAGATATGGAGAAATACGCCGCCGCCATTGGTTGCGGTATAGAGATAGAAATAACAGAGCCGCCGGAGGGCGGAGCAGATCCACATATAAATAAATAAGGATAGCCGAAAAAGTAGAACGTAGGGCACAGAGAGAAGCACAAGAAAGCTTTTCCCGGTGTCCTTTTTATTTTGCCCATGTGAGAACGCAGGACCGCCACAGAGGGCACAGAGGAAAGGAGGGCGCAGAGATGGCAGCAGAGAAGAGAGAGACCGCCACAAGGGACGAAAACGGAGTTAGAAAACAGAGCTATAAACGTTTTAAGGCTGGGCGGGATTATGAAGAGATAGAAACGGCGCAAGCGGTGGCATTGTGTGAAATGATGCTAGACGGATTCAGAGCGGCAACCAAGGAAGCGGAAAAGGGGAAAGGAGGGAGACCCCGGAAGTTGGAGACCGTGGAAGAGTTTAGAGAGATAGCAGAAAACTATATAAATTATATTAAAGAAAGAGCTTTGCAAGGTGTCCGCCTGATTCCTGATGTTGAGGGATTCTGCAGCTTTGCCGGTATTTCCCGCGATACTCTAAACGATTGGGAAAGAACCCGCCCCGGTGTGTATTCCGACACAATAAAAATATTGAAGAACAACATAGCCGCATACAAGAAACAACTTGCATTTAATGGAGAAATACCGCCGATCGTGTTTGCTACTGATTTTAATAATAATCACGGTTACACCCAGGCGGCGCAGAAAATAGATCTGAATGTAGGCAAACAGGCGCAGGAGTTACCGACAGCGGCGGACATTGTGCAACGTTTACCAGTAGAAACCGGAGGGACAGACCCGGCAGAGGATGCGGAGGACATAGAAATATTATAAAATCGGTGTTTTGTGGTTCGTTTTCTTTTACTTTTACGAACTCGGGCAGATCCGGCGGCGGTTGGTAGGATGCCAGGGCGCAGAGGTCCGGCAGCTTATACCCTGGGGCGGGGGTTTGTGGCGGATCGTTCCCGGGGCAACTCACCCCTCTGAGTTCCCGAAAAATTAAAAAGCCAAAAACCACCCCAATCGTAAAATGGCAAATAACCATATTACCGTAAACCACCCAATTTACAATGTAAGTATAAACACGGCATCCGAATAACAAAAGGAAAGTGAGGACTTTACAAAACCACAAAATCCAAAATCGGCGGATGCCTACCGGCATAGAAAGAGAGAAATATGGAACAGAACAAAGAAACAGCAACACAGAATAAGCAGAGAGAGGCTTTTATTATGGAGTGCTCAGACCCGAATAGCAGTCCATACGCAAGGCAGTTGGATAAGTGCATCAAAAAGATGGATAGGGAACAGAAACGCATAGCGAAAATCAAATTGAAATCAGACAAGAAACTGTCGAATATGAGCATTTAGAGAATTTTGACGTATCGGAGGATGTGCGAAATGGATAGACCGGTAGAAATCACAAGAAGCTATGCAGAGTGCAAATTCTGTAACGATATTGCTGATATGTGCAATGAGATACCAGATTGTACTCACTGTGAGAATAGAAAAGGAACATGGATAGATACAATCACGAGCCTGCTTGGCACAAAAGCGGTTGTCGTTCTGGAAGATGGCAAAGTGGAGACATATCCACTGGATAGACTTAAAGTTATCACAAAGAGGGAGAGATAATGAAAATTATTGAAGAAATTGGCGAAGTTGCAATGTTGGAACAGCTTGCAGAGGAATGTACCGAACTTGCAAAGGCAGCACTCAAAATGGCAAGGATCATACGAAAAGAGAATCCGACACCTGTAACAGAGAAAGATGCTATTGCAAATATCAGAGAAGAGTACACGGATGTCGTACAGTGTGCCGGAGAACTTTCATTGACAGTAGATGAGGAACAGATGGCACGCAAACACGAACGGTGGGAAAAGAGAGTGAGGGATAGAACATGATACCATTCAGGCATTGCATAAGGGAACCGCACGGATCGGCAGTGAAATTTGAGATACTGGCAGCAACA